TGGTTGATTGCTGAAGGCCAAGACGAGGGCCATGAGACTGAATGGGCACAAGCTAACATCAAGAGTGCTGCAGTTCTGCGTTACAAGCAAAAAGACATTGAGGGTATGCCAGCTCCTGTGCCTACTCGCATTCAACCAGAAGCTCCTCCTGCTGGAATTATGACTGCTTCTGCCCAAGTATCCCAAGATATGCAAGCAGTTATTGGCATTGTTGACCCTAACCAGCTACCACAAGGCAATATTTCTGGTAAAGCCTTGAATGGTCAGCAACAACAGGTTGACATTAGCAATTTCCACTTTTACGACAATTTGACTCGTTCACAACGTCAGATTGGTAAGATTTGCTTGGATTTGATTCCCAAAATATATGATGCTCAACGCACAATGAGGATTATTGGGGAAGATGGCAAGCCTGATTTGGTTGAAATTAACACCTATGGGGTAGATGAAGAAGGTGTTTATAGGGTTTTAAATGACACAACCATTGGTGAGTACGACATTGTGATGGACACAGGTCCGGGGTACAACAGCAAGCGTCAAGAAGCCATTGAAAGCATGATGCCCTTGCTTGCAGCAGACCCAAGCCTGATGCAGATTGCTGGTGACTTGTTCTTCAGAAACATGGATTTTCATGGTGCTCAGACCATTGCAGACAGATTGGCAGCAGCTAATCCCATGTCCAAGATTGATGAGAAATCTAAGATTCCTCCACAAGTTCAGATGCAGTTAGCCATGTCTCAGCAGCAGTTACAGGCAATGCAACAACAAGTTCAGCAGTTGCAAATGACCATTAAGCAGCGTTCAGACATTGAAAGTGTTAAGCAACAAGCAGAAACTCAGCGTGAATTGATGAGACAGACTGCCAAAGCACACAATACTGAATCCATGCTTGAGGCCAAAGTGCATGACGTTAACATGAGGGCTGTAAGTAGCCAGAACAAGACAGAAATTGAGTCAATTATGGAGTTGTTGTTGCATCACATGGATACTGCAAGATTGGAAAAGGAAATTGCAGCTAGAAATGCTGAACAGTACCAGTATGCTAACCAAAGTGTGCAGTCTATACAGTAATTGACACAGTAATGATTTCGGTCTATATTGACCAAAAACCTTACCAGTTAGGTTAACTGGGCAAATCCTTGGATAAAACCATGTCAGACAAAGAAGCAGGACAAGTCCTGACGAGTGAAAACTCAGCAGATTTTTACGCTAATAAATTAGGTTTAGCTACTGAAACTGAGCCTGTGCAAACAGAGGTGGTTGAGGTTAAGAGTGAGCCAGAGGCGCAAGATGATGCAAAGCCAGCAGAAGACCCAAAGCCAAATCGACTAGAGAAGCGTTTTACAGAGATTACTAGACAACGTGAAATGGCTCGTCAGGAAGCTGAACGAGAGCGTACGAGGGCTAGTGAGCTAGAGGCAAGGCTAAAGGAGCTAGAAGCAAAGGTCAACCCTAAACCAGTTGAGCAAACTTCAGAGCCTAAGCCAGATCAGTTTGCAGATGCGTTTGAGTACGCAAAAGCATTAGCTGAATACTCGACTGAAAAAGCGTTACGAGAGAGAGACAGACAGGAAGAATTGCGTAGAACTGAAGCAGAACGTGCTAAGACATTCGAGGCATGGAATCAAAGGCAAGCGCAAATTAAGGCAGAGTTACCTGACTACGATGACATGATTGCATCTTCAGATGTGGTNGTGTCAGACCAAGTNAGGGATGCGATTTTCGATAGTGAAGTAGGACCAAAAATCCTATANCACTTAGCAGAAAATCCAGACGTTGCTGAAAAACTTTCTAAGATGACTGCTCTTGGTGCTCTAAGAGANATTGGTAAGTTGGAAGCTCGATTTGAGCAACCAGCACCAAAGACTGAGGTGAAANCTGTTGTTAGATCAAACGCACCCAAGCCTATCAGTCCACTTAGATCATCTAGTGCTGCTGTGGATACTCCAATAGACTCTAATGGTGAGTTTACTGGTACTCCAGCACAATGGCGAGAGATGAGAAAAGCAGGAAAGATTAGGTAAAAACTTTTTAACTTTTTAAAGGAAATCAAATGAGTAATAATCTCTTAACGATATCCAAAATCACTAACGAAGCGCTAATGGTTTTGGAAAATGAGTTGACCTTCACTTCTGAAGTTGACAGAAACTATGATGACCAGTTCGCTGTTGTCGGTGCAAAGATTGGTAACACAGTCAATGTCCGCAGACCCGGACGCTTTATTGGTACGACCGGTCCGGCCCTTAATGTCGAAGACTTTAATGAAACTTCAGTTCCTGTAACCTTAAGTACTCAATTTCACGTTGATACGCAGTTTACCACGGCTGATTTAGCACTTTCGTTGGACATGTTCTCTGATCGTGTGTTGAAGCCTGCGGTTGCCGCCATTGCTAACAAGATTGATCGTGATGGCTTAGTTATGGCTAAGAACAACACAGCAAATATTGTTGGTACTGCTGGAACACCTCCAACTGGTNTGATTACATNCTTGACTGCTGGTGCTTACCTTGACTCTGAAGGTGCTCCTCGTGATGGTCGTAGNTCAGTAACCATTGAGCCATTTACTTCTGCAACTATTGTTGATAGCTTGAAAGGCCTCTTTGTGCCCCAAGAAGCTATTGGCGAACAGTATCGCAAAGGCCTCATGGGTCGCGACAGCGCTGGGGTTAATTGGAAAATGGACCAAAACGTTGTCTCCCAACAGTTTGGTGCTTGGACAGGTGGAACTGCTGGTTCTATTACTGTTAATGGCTCAAACCAAGGTCTTGCATCAGGATGGGCACAAACATCTACGATCAACATCACAGCTACTGCTGCTGGTGCATTGAATCAAGGTGATGTGATTACTTTTGCAGGTGTGTACGCTGTTAACCCACAAAATCGTCAAGCCTATGGCAATAACAAGTTGAGAAACTTTGTTGTTACATCTGCTGTCACTTTGTCTAATGGCAATACATCAGTAACAGTTAGCCCTGCATTGATTTATGGTGGTCAGTTCCAAAACGTTACAGCATCTCCCACAAGTGGTGTTGCAGTTACTCCTTTCTCAATTGGAGTTTCTGGTTCTGGTACATACTCACCACAGAACATTATGATGCACAGAAATGCGTTCACCTTGGCGGTGGCGGACCTCGAATTGCCTGAAGGTGTCCATTTTGCTGGTCGTGCAAGCGACAAAGAAATTGGCCTCTCAATGCGTGTGGTCAGGCAATACACGATTAACAACGATAGCATTCCAACTCGTTTGGATGTGCTCTACGGATGGGCGCCACTCTACCCTGAGTTGGCTTGCCGTATTGCAGCTTAATTAACAATTTAAGGAGTATTTAATTATGAGTAATCCCGGACCAGCAACCACAGTCAGCAATCACCCACAGAACTTGGCTACAAACCAAGCCTTGCGTTTGATTGCTTCAGCTCAATCAGTTAACTTGGCCTACGCTGGTGACACAGCAATGGCTCTTGTCGATGTGAGCAAATTCGTACCTGTTAGCGTAATCATTACCAATGGCCTTAACTCTAGTGGTNCTACAACCACNATTGCTACTGCTACTGTTGGTGTTTACACAAACACAGGAGCAACTGGAACAACAGTATTGACTACTGCTGCTTTGACAAGCAACACAGGTGGCCCTTATGTGACCATTTCTGCTGCAACAAATCCGAACACAGCTATATCTAGCTTCAGCAATTTATATGTAAATGTTGGAACTACGATTGCAGCTACTTGTGACGTATTTGTTTATGGCTACGACCTCACATTTTTACCTTAATTTGTGAGTAAATAAGAAGAAGGCCATCCTCAAAAGGGATGGCTTTTTTCGCTTTTCAGATACAATAATCCAAAAGGAGTTTTTATGTCATTACAAACTACGATCCTAAGAGGAAATATCCTCAATTCCTTCCTTGTTTACCCAACATTGACACCTGCAGCAGTCTCTGGTTCACAAGCAACGCAAACATTTACAATCCAAGGCCTTTTGCCTAATGACTTTGTAAATATTTCCTTGCAAGGTGCTCAGACTACTGGTGTTGGTATTGCTAATGCTTGGGTATCTGCTGCTAATACTTTGTCAATTCAATTTACAAATAGCACAGGTTCTTCTGCAACTCCTGCATCTGGTGTTTATACATTGGGTGTGGATCGTTTGGAAGGCACAATCCTTCCTACTAATGCAGTTTAATCATGGCAGGTTCAACAGTTCAACGTAATGCTGGTCAAACAACTGCGTTATCAGTTACAAGCACGAGCCATGCCTCGACTTTGATTGATGACACAACGAATGACCAGATCAACTACGCATCTTTCTTGAACACAGGAGCAAGCCCCATTGCTGTGAAGTTTTCTAGCTTCTCACCATGCCCTGCTGCTGTGTTTCCTGTAGATGGTTCAACACTTGGCGATTTCGTTCTTCCTGCAGGAATGTCATCTCCATTGATTCTAGCAACTCCTACAACTCCCTTTTACATGACTGCTATCAGTAACTCAGGTACTGCTGGCATCTTGTATGTGACACCTGTAGGTGACCAAAGTTGATTATGGGGGGTGAAATTCCCCCCTTTTTTTTAGGGTAGATTATGAGCAACAGTATTGCCAATACAGTAACAACGAACATATTGCCTGTACAGGCTTTATATGACCCAACAACTTTGGCCTTTATTACTTTTATTGGCCCTGCTGGTTTGCCTTTTACAAGTGCTGCAGGTGGTGTATCTAGCGTAAACGTTTCAGGTGGAACAACAGGATTGACCACAACTGGTGGCCCTATTGTGTCTAGTGGAACAATTACCATTGGTGGTACGCTTTCAGTCTCAAATGGTGGAACTGGGGCTACTACTAACTCAAGTGCTCTTAACAACTTATTGCCTACACAAACAGGCAACTCAGGAAAATATCTAACCACAGATGGCACTAACGCATCTTGGGCCACAACTGGTGGTGGTTTAACCATTGCATTAGACACAACCACTAATGCAACAAGGTATTTGGCCTTTACAAGTGCAACAAGTGGAACAATCACAACAGAAAACGTCAGTTCAGGCTTGACGTTTAACCCATCTAGCTCTACATTGACTGCCACGACTTTTGTGGGTGCATTAACAGGAAATGCTTCAACTGCTACTTTGGCAACATCATCAACTAACCTTGCTGGTGGAGCTGGTGGCTCATTGCCTTACCAAACAGGTTCAGGTGCAACAACNTTTTTGGCAGCAGGTAGCAATGGTCAATACCTAACTTTGAGTGGTGGTGTACCAACTTGGGCTAATTTGACCTATGTTAGTTCATTTAGTGGTGGAACTACTGGACTAACCCCAAATACTGCCACTACAGGGGCTGTAACGCTTGCAGGGACGCTTGCAGTAGCAAATGGTGGCACAGGCGTTACAACAAGCTCTGGTGCGTCTAGCGTTGTTTTAAGGGATTCTAACGTCAATGTAACTGCTAACGACTTTTATGAAGGTTTTACAAACGTAGCTGCTGCAGGAACTACCGTTACATTAACTGCTGCATCAACACCTAACTTTGTGATAACTGGCTCTGGTGGTCAGACATATAAGTTACCTGATGCAACAACGCTACCTACAGGTGCTATATACACTTTTAACAACAATCAAACTTCAGGTGCAATTACTGTGCAAAACAGTTCAGGCACATCGGTTGTTTCTGTGCCATCAGGTGGTTTTGTTGAAATCATTCTTTTGACCAATTCTGTGGCTGCAGGAACATGGGATTACCACTTTCAAGCCCCATCAAATGTATCTTGGTCAACCAATACATTTAGCTATTCAGGTTCAATCACCAATGCAACATGGAATGGTGTGTCAATTGGTGCAATTTATGGTGGAACTGGGCAAACTAGCTACACGACTGGTGACATTTTGTACGCAAGTGCTACAAATACCTTGTCTAAGTTAGCTGCAGGAACAAATGGCTATGTGTTAACTTTGTCAGGTGGTGTTCCTACATGGTCAGCGACAACTGCTGCAACATCAATTTCTGATGACACAAGCACCAATTCAACTCGATATATCAACTTTACAAGTGCAACTTCAGGCACTTTGAGTACGATTTACACAAGTTCTACTAAGTTACAGTACAACCCAAGCACAGGTTTGTTTAGCACACCTAGTTTAGCCATTACAGGTACTTTGAGTGCTAATGGAAGCACAGGAACTGCTGGTTATGTGCTAACTTCTAATGGTTCATCTGCTGCTTATTGGGCAGCACCATCAACAGGTCTAACCCAAGCCAAAGCAATGGCTTTAACCTTTACATTTGGATTTTAAGGAGCATTTATGGCAGTCCCAAATATAGCAGCGTTAACCTCAATCGTAGGCTCAACTGCCTATATCAGTCCCGGCACTTCTGCCACAACTTCTTGGACATATTCCACAGGAACTTCTGGCACAACTGCTCTGACAGGATTAACACCTGCAACCAACTATGTGAACAAAGTTGAAACAATTATTGC